TTAAAAATTTAAAATATTATGAAATATTAGACTACTATTTAAAAAAATATAAAGAAAAAAACAAATCAAAATTGAGAATAGGGTACGAATTTGAAAGATATTGTGGATATTTACTAGAACAGTTAGGTTTTAGTGTCAAATATCACGGCATTATTAATGGAAAAGCAGACGAAGGAATTGATTTAATTGCTGAAAAAAATAAAAAAATAGTGTATGTGCAATGTAAATATTGGAGTATAACTAAAACTATAAGAGAAAATACTGTTGCTCAATTATTGGGTGCAACTTTAAAAAAATTTTTAGAAACAGGTAAAAAAACAGAAGATTTTTTCAAATCAATTAAAAATAAAGATATTGAAATGTTATTGATTACAAAAACTGTTTTATCTGATGAAGCAAAAGAATTTTGTAAATTATTAAATGTCACATATAGAGAAAATGTAACAATAGATTTTGATTACCCTATGGTAAAATTAGTAGAGAATGAAGAAAAAATTTATTATATCCCCACAGATTTACAATATGATAATATTATTTTTAATTCTACAAACAAAAAATATAGTAGAGTAATGAGTTGTGAAGAAGCTACAAAATTAGGATATAGACATTGTTATAAATGGAAAGGAAATTATTTATAAGAGAGAGCTTATCTCTCTTTTTATTTTGTGCTTGACAATTCCAAATTAATCGGATAAAATAAGTAAGAGGTGATTTAAGTGGATAACAATTATGAAAAAATAGCAAAAAATATATATTCAAAAATAGATATTTTTTTACGAGAAAACAAAATTAACAGATATGAAATAGCTGATAAAATCGGAGTTTCAAAACAAACAATATCTGATATTTTATTAAAATTAAAAGATGGGAAATTCCCAAAGCTAAAAACACTTTTGAAATTACAAGATTATCTAGGAATAGAAATTATTTTTTTTAATTTATAAATCCGTTTTAATAGGAAAAAATAGGTTATGAATTACAAATAAAAAAGAAAGGAGAGTAATGAATACAGAAGTTTTATTTTATTTATTATTTTCAATAGTAGCAACAATATATGTTTTCTATAAATCTATTCGTCTAAGAGATTTTGACGGCTTAACAATAACTGTGCTTTCATTGGGTATTTTAAATTCTTTTCTATGTTTTTACATTCTACTAGCATACTCTTGATTAGATTTAAAAAGATTTTGTTACTATCATATTTTTTAAACTTAATCATAGTAAAGAAAAATTGAAAATATGCTAATGAATTAGTATCAAGGTAAAGAATATTATTTTTAATTAGTTCAAGAATTTTATTTCTAAATTCTAAGTTATTAGGTTTAGGCTTTTCATTTATTCTTATGTAAGAAACATAAATTGCTATAAATGGGCAATATAGATGTAAGTATCTTTCTTTATATGCTTCAATCTTATATTTATATCTATCTTGCCATTTACCTAAAAAGAAAGCTATTAGAGTAATAAAAGATTGAGAAATTAAAGTTAAAAAATGTTCCATAAAATCACTCCTTAGTTTATAAAATATCTCACAAATATATTATAAATCAAAGGAGTAAATAATACAAATCTAAGGCTAGTCCTTATCTGTGAAAGGAGAACGAAAATGGAAAAATACTTTGAAGATTTGAAAAAGTTTAAAAATTCTTTATCAGAAGTTGGGTTACCAGCAGAAATTGAAGTGGAAGTTTTAAAAACTTATGCAGTTGAAGGAGTTAAAATTCTTTTAAATAAAGAAGAAAAAGATGAAACAATGTCAGAATTAAAAGAACTTGCAAAAGTTTTTGAATAAAATCTAAGGCTAGTCCTTAGACACATAGCCATAAGTTTTTACTCCCCCCAGAAAGTAAAAATAAAATTTCTTTCCTTATGGCTATGCGTGTAAGAACTAATCTTACAAGCATTCTAGGGTGTAAACAAGCTAGTGGATTTTATAGGATAGTAATGTCTGAATTTTAAAGCTAGCCGTACCGTTGTAAGTCCGTCAATTTACAACTATATTTTTTGTCGTTTGCAGTTTTATGATATAAAAACCGACCATCATACATCTTTGCCTAACACAGAAAAGGCAAGACCTAATCTGTGGACAATTCTAGGCAGATGGTAAAGATGTTTGATGTAAAACTTTTCTTGTAGTTTCTTATCAATTCGTATTTTAATAAAAAATACATTGAAACTAAAAGAAATATTTGTCGTGTCAATTCGTGATTTTTTAAGATTTTTTCAAGAGAAGTTAATAAGTATCTAGTAAATTTATTACTTGAATTAGTGGAGGCTATTCATAGCCTGTCAAAGCTCTGGATAGTCTTCACTAATTGAATTAATAAAGAGAGAGTTAAGACAGGCTCTCCAAATATACAGGAGATAAAAATGAGTAAAACAGTAGTAACAAAAAAAGGTAATTTTACAACTATCCATAACAAATTAATAACAGATAATAGTATTTCTTTAAAAGCAAAAGGAATAATGCTTTATATGTTATCTAAGCCAGCAGGTTGGAACTATAATCCAAAAGACATTGCTAATAATTCAAAAGATGGGTTAGAAAGTGTATACAGTGGATTAAAAGAATTGATAGAAGCTAAATATATCAGCAGAAGAAAAAACAAAGATGGTACTGTTGATTATTTTGTATTTGAAGATAATTCAGAAAATAATGTTATAGATTATTCTATTCAAAAACCTAATTGTGAAAAGCCTGATATGGAAAAGCCTAATCAGGGAAAGCCTAATCAGGGAAAGCCTAATCAGGGTTTTGCCGATGTATTAATAATAAAAGATTCTAATAATACTGAATATAATAAAAAAGAATTAAGTAATAAAGAAAACATAAAAGAAATTGAAGAAGTTGTAAATCACTTAAATGAGAAAGCAGGAACTAAGTATAAATCAAGTTCTAAGAATACAACTAAACACATAAAAGCTAGGATTAATGATGGCTATACACTAGAAGATTTTAAAACTGTAATAGATAAAAAATGTTCCGAGTGGCTAAATACGGATATGGAAAAGTATTTATGTCCTGATACTTTATTTGGCTCTAAGTTTGAAAAGTATCTAAATCAAAAAATAAATGGTCCTGTTAATAAAAACACTCAAAATAATACACCAGCACAAGATATAAAATGGGGGGATTAGTATGTGTGTAACAAGTATCAAAGAACTAGCTGAAAAAATAAAAAACAATGATTTTATAGAAAGAAAGCCAGTAGAAGTATTAGAAAATGGCGATATAGTCTTAAAAAGATGTGAAGTATGTGGAGAAGTTACAGAATACAAAACTCCACAAGGTTACACATTTAGCCGTGATTGTGCTTGTGTGAGAAGTTACAGAAAACAAGCGAGATTGAAAAGATTTAAAGACTTGTCTATAACTGATAGAAATGCTGGGAGTAACATTTTTTCTAATGCTGAAATAGATAAATCTAACACAGAAGAGAGAAAAATCTATCAAGAACTTTATAAATATGCTGAAGATTTTAGCATAGAAAAGAATGGATATATTTTTGCTGGTGGAGTTGGAACAGGTAAAACATTCTTAGCAAATTGTGTTTGTAATATGCTAAATGAAAAAGGCTTTTCAGTTCTAAGTTTCTCACTAGGAGCGTATTTCAATAGAATTAGAAAAAACATAGATGAGGAAGAAAGTTTTATATCTGCTGTTAAAGATGTAGACTTGCTATTTATTGATGACTTAGGAAGTGAATACATCAATAGAGAAAATGGGAAGATGTGGGCAGAAGAGAAAATTTTTAGATTATTTGATGAAAGATATAGAGCTGGGAAGCCGATTATAATAACAACTAATCTAAAAGTTGGAGAACTTAAAGAACATCTTAAAATTAATGGAGTTAATAAAGTCTATGATAGGCTTTTAGAAATGTGCAAATATGTAGAATTTAATTGGCAAAGCAAAAGAAAATTAAAAATATAGGAGGAACAGATGGTAATTAAAAAAATAGAAACAAGGGATTATTTGAGAAAGCTTATAACAAGGGCTAACAAAGAAGCAGGAGTTACTTTTAATGCTTCTAAACTAAATAGCAAGGAAGAATGTGAAAAGTATTTATTAAATTTGATAAAAGATTTAAGACATAAGCCACAAAACAACAAGGCTTATGTTAAAGAAATTGATGATTTGAAAGAAGAAATAGAAATTTTAAAAAAAGATAATAATAACTTAGCTGCTCAAAGCAGAAACAGAGATTTTTTATTTAAATTAGCCAATGAAGCTACTGGGGACTATTTCAATGAAAAGTTAAAACATCATACTACAAAAAAGAAAGTAAAAGAATGTAAGAAAATAATTTATAGTTTACTTACAATCAGTATTATAGAAACTATCTCAATATTTGTACTAGCTTGGAAGTGATGAGATGAAGCTAATATACAAAATACCAATAAACATAGATAAAAAACATCTTAGTCTTAATAAAATTTATGCTGGTGTGCATTGGGCTAAGAGAAAAAAAGATAAAGATGAAATATGGCTACTTGTTAGAAGTGTGGTAGGTATGCAAAAACCACTGGAAAAGCCTGTTAAAATTAAAATGTCTTTTAATTCTGAATTAGATGTATCTAATCACGGCTATTTGTTTAAAATGATTGAAGATAGTCTAGTTAAATGCAAATTGCTAAATGATGATAATGATGAATTTGTAAAGCAAATTATTATGGAAAAACAAAAAGAATTTGAAGGTGTAATAGTAGAAGTTGAGGAGTTACAGTAATGAGTTTAGTAAGAATTAGACATATACCAAAATTGATACATCATTTAGGAGATGGAGAATATAGAATAAAAGTTAAAGACAAAAGAATAATAATATTTTCTAAGAATAAAAGATATGAAAATGAAGAAATTAAAAAGATTTTAGATGAAATCAAGGAAAATGAAAAAGATGAGCATTAAAAACTCATCTTTTTATTTTTTTATAATTCTCTATAAACATTACATTCCCAACTTCTTAAAAGTGGTAAATCTTTATATTGGTTTCCATACTCTTTTTCTTCTACATTAGTTTCTATACAATAGAAATCTAAAGTTTTTTCTCCAATATCTTCACCATATCTATTTAATTGTGGAGTTGAATATGCTTCCCACAATTGATATTGGTCTTTTGCTCCATAACTTAATTTAGTTCCACAAGGACTCACATTACTATCTGTTATTACATATCCTACTAATTTTCCTTTACTCATATTAATCCCTCCATAAAATTTATTCTCATTTAAGAGTACATTTCATGTTTAAAGTTCATTTTTTATAATAAAGTACTTTTTATATTTCAAAAGCTAATTTTCTTGCTTCTGAGAGATTTTCCCAATGTAACCCTATTCTAAAGTTTTCATCATCTTCACGTATTATATCTGCTATTTCTTTTAAGGAATCTTTATTATTTGTATCTAATTCTCTTCCTAAGTCATTTGCTATTTCTTTTAAGTTTTCAGGCATATTTTCAGAAGAAATATCATCTAAAAATTCTAAAATTTTAATATCATTGATATATAAAGTATTGTCATTTTTATTATAATCATATAAATCTTTTAAAATAGTTTGATAACAATCTTCTACTATATCTTTAAATCCGTGAAAAATATTGAAATTTTCTGTTTTTTTCATTATTTTATATATTTCTATTAAATACTTTATACAAATATCACTTATATGATACCGATGTTCAGTTTTTTCATTTCTAGTTTTTTCTTTATCTAATAATCTTTCTTTTAATATTTTCATTTCAAAATTAAAACTTCTTATATACTTAAAGATTTCATTGTCAAAAATACTACTATCATCTATAAAGTCCCAATTAAAATCTCTTATTGGATGCTTTCTATAGCCACTTTCTTTATTATCCTTATGTTCTATAAATCTTGCCACATCACATATAAAATTGTTTACTAATTTAATTTCTAATTTTTCCATTTTATTCCTCCTTATTTTTTCAACAATATTTTTAATGCTTCTCTTACTGTTTCAGCTATTGAATTTCCTGTCTTTTCATTGTATTCAATAAGTTTATCATATAAGTCTTTATTTAAACCAATTTTTATACTATGATTTATAGGGTCTTTTGCTGGAGGTCTACCCATCTTTTTTTGTTCTTTCATTTTTTCTCCTTGATTTTAATGAACATAAATGTTATAATAAATTATAAATTTAGAGTTGACGTTTTCAAGCCTTTTTAGTTTTATAACTAAGAGGGCTTATTTCTTTTTATTTAACTTTATTAATACTATTATTACAAGTATTAATGTTATAGGTTGTAATATATCATTTATAGCTCTTAATACTTCCATTTCATTCCTCCTATTTTTTTAAAGAAGATAAAGGAGAGTGGAGGAGTGGGATTACTCTCAAACCTCCTTTCTCTTGTTATATCTTATTTTCTCAATTGCCTAATGAGAACAATGATAGATAAGATATAAAAGATTATCTCCAGTATCTCCTTTAGAGTTGACACTTTCTCACCTCCTTATATATTAATTATACTTTAAAGGTTCAAAAAAGTCAACACATTATTTTTTTAGAATATCTATTTTTTTTTCTTGGTCAACTCTTACTATTTTCCCGTTTTTAACTTTTATCTTATAGTATCCATCTCCCAATTTTTCAATAAGTTTAGGTAAATTAATTATCTCTATCATTACTATAACTCCTTAATTTATAATCTTTTTAACTTCTTCTAAACTCTTAACGACATAATATTCAGCCCCTTGCTCTTTCATCTTTTGTTCCATTATTTTTTGTTCGGCTGATTGTCGCCCTGTTGGTGTCTTTATTTCAAGTCCTATTGTTTTCCCATTCATAAAAACTATTATATCGGGAAACCCTTTTTTTTGCCCTTTTGAAAGGCTTCTAAATTTCTTGCCTACTGGGTCATAGATTGCTGTATTATTGGTTCTTTGAAACCACAATTTATTTTGTTTTTCTAGCACTGTTAAATAATCAATTATTAATCTTTGATAATCTGTTTCTTTCATCTTATCACTTCCAAGCTAGTATAACTATTGATATAGCTTCCACAATTGAAATTACACCTAATCCAAAAACTATAGCCATATAATCTTCTAATCTTGCTTTTGTTAAATTATATTTATCTTTTTCTTTAAAATAATCATCTTTCCACAAATTAGCTTCTATTGAATAATATTCTTTATCTTTTAATGCCCTTTCTCTTGCTTTCCTTGCTTCTTCTGCTTGTGTTATATAAAACATCCTTTCAGATTCAAGCCTTTTATTATTTGTATTTAAAATCTCAATTTCTTCTTTTAAATTATCAATTTCTTTAACATAAGCCTTGTTGTCTTGCTTCTTATGTCTTAGATTTCTGATTAGATTTAAAAGATATTCCTCACATTCTTCATTGCTGTTTAGTTTAGAAGAATTAAATTTTACTCCTGCTTCTTTGTTAGCCCTTGTTATAAACTTTCTCAAATAATCCCTTGTTTCTATTTTTTTTATTACCATCTGTTCCTCCTATTTATATTTTTTAATAAATCTTTCTGTTATTACATCTTTATAACATTCTTCAAAATATTTTATTTCTCCTTAAAATTCAACTATTTTTTCATATACATTTAAAACTATATTTGTGAATATTTGTTCATCTACTTCAAAACTTCCACCAATAAAATGCTTGATTATAAATTCAATTTCTTTGTCTACTTTTAGATTTTTTTAGATTTATGACTTATAGAAATATGTTTTAACAATTGATTTTTCTTTTCATTGTAGAATTTATCAAAGCAAATTATATAGTCTTTATATGTATAAACTCCTATAAAAATGTCCTCTATTCTATAAAAAGACTTATCCCATTTATTCGATAGTTCTTCTGAACGAATAAATTTAGTTTTAATTTTTCTCATCATACACTCCTATATTTTTAATTTTCTTTTGCTTTTCCAGTTAAATTCAATATATTTGCACATTTCTTTTAATCTATCATATATCTTGTCATCTCCATTAATTTTAAGATGTTCTTTAAGTTCTCCAACTTTTAGATTAGTTGTAATTATAATCGGCTTTCCTGCTCTATATCTTTCATCGAACAGTCTAAAAATCTTTTCTTCTGCCCACATCTTCCCATTTTCCCTGTTGATGTACTCACTTCCTAAATCATCGATGAATAGTAAATCAACATCTTTAACAGCAGATATAAAGCTTTCTTCCTCATCTATGTTTTTTCTAATTCTGTTAAAGTATGCTCCTAGTGAGAAACTTAGAACTGAAAATCCTCTTTCATCTAGCATATTACAAACACAATTTGCCAGGAAAGTTTTACCTGTTCCTACTCCACATGCGAATATATATCCGTGCTTATCTATGCTAAAATCCTCAGCATATTTATAAAGCTCTTGATATATTTTTCTTTCTTCTGAATTAGCTTTATCTATAACAGCATTAGAAAAAATGTTACTTCTTGCATTTCTATCAGTTATAGACAAATCCTTAAATCTTTTCAATCTAGCTTGTTTTCTGTAACTTCTAATGCAAGCACAATCACGATTAAATGTATAACCTTGTGGAGTTTTATACTCTATAACTTCTCCACAAGCTTCACATCTTTTTATAACTATATCGCCATTTTCTAATACTTCTAATGGCTTTTTTTCTAAGAAGTCAAAATTATTGTTTTTTATTTTTTCTGCTAGTTCTTTTATATTTGTTACACACATACTAATCCCCCCATTTTATATCTTGTATTGTTGTATTATTTTGAATTTTATTAGATTTAGAAATATTTATCTTTTGATTCAGATACTTTTCAAACTTAGAGCCAAACAGAGTATCAGGGCATAAATACTTTTCCATATCAGTATTGAGCCACTCAGAACATTTTTTATCTATAACACTTTTAAAATCTTCTAGTGTATAACCATCATTTAACCTAGCTTTTATATGTTTAGTAGTATTCTTAGAACTTGATTTGTATTTAGTTCCTGCTTTTTCATTTAAGTAGTCAACAGCCTCTTTATATATATTATTATTAAGTTCTTTATTTAAGTTATTATTTATATATTCTTTATTGTTTGAAATTTTTTCAATGCATGCATTTGAATTTTTTAAATCCTTGCTTTCAAAATTTTTAAATCCTTGCTTTTCATTTTCTTTAATGCTTGCATTTAAATTTTTTAAATCCTTTTTAAATACTAATTCCTCTATTTTTTGAAAATTAATTCTAAAATATCTCTTCATTGGCATTCCTTTATTTTCTTGTTCAAGGATACCTAATTTTGTCAATTCCTCAATAATTTTACTTTGCTTATGATTAGAAAGTCCTGTTTCTTCTTCTAAAGATGGAGCAGTTTTATAAAACCAACCATCATCATTAGCAAGTCCATCACTAGCTTCTATTAAAGTTGTTAATAAGAATCCTGCCTCTATTCCTATTGCTTTAACTATTTGTTTATTTAGCACAAAATAACTACTTGACATTAATAATTGTTTTAATGTTCTATCTTCCATTTTTTATAACCTCCTATATATTTGGAGAGCTTGTCGACTCTCTTTTTATTAATTCAATCAGTAGAAGCTACCTATTAGCCGACAAGCTATTAAGTAGCCCCCACTAATTCAATTAATAAATAGGCTTTTTAATGAGAAGCCTTTAACTCATTAAACTAAAAGTTAAAAGTCAATTGAGGGTCTTTATAATTAATCATATGTTCAAGTGCTAAACTGTACATATCTTTTTTAATTTCAAAGCCGTATGAATCTCTTTTTAATTCTTTAGCTGCTCTTAATGTTGTTCCACTACCAGCACAAGGATCAATAACTACATCTCCAGCATCTGTAAATATTTCTATAAGTCTTTTTAATATTGCTATTGGCTTTTGTGTTGGATGTATTTTCTTAACTTTTTCCTTGTTATCTTTCTCCCAATTAAACCAATTCAATATCATCTTGCCATTATTATTAAATTTTGGCAGCTTCTCTCTATAAAAAATCAAAGCATATTCAGTAGCTCCAACTATTTTCATATTTGCTTTTAAAACTTGTGGACTACTTCTTTTTATAAAAAATATTGGTATGTAATTATTGAAACCATACTTTTTAGCATATTCAACTAAAGTATTTATTTGTTGGAAAGAACAGAAAATAATCATACAAGGTGCTTTACCTTTTTCCTTCGGTTCTTTCTTTAACATCTTTTGGCAAAAGTGCATAAACTCTGCAATTTTAAAATTGTGATCTGTATCAAAGAAAGCTTTATTTGCCTTGCTGCTTTCTCCGTTTTTATTATCTCCATCTATATACCATTCGGGACTACTTGCATAAGCATTATTCCCTAAATTATATGGTATATCTGCAATTATTAATTGTGCTTTCGGTATGTTATATACCTTAAAATTTTGCATATGATCGTTATACAATTCACATTTAATTTCTTTCTTTACTTGTTCCATCTGTTTATCCTCCTATTTTGGAGTGTCTCCCAAACACTCATTTAATTTATTACCTCAATTAGCAGTTACAATCTTTCAATGTCGGGGAGACTGTAAGACTGCAACCACTAATTCAAGTAATAAATTTAGTTGAAATTAGTAGGAATATTTATAATATTTCTTTTGATCCCAATATTTCATAAGTAGGAATTTTAATAGGAAATATTAATGTAAAATAATGCATTAATTATTTTAGAATATGTAAAATTTTTCTTTATTTTCTATTGATG